AGCATCTGACTTATGTTTGAACCATCAAAATCATAATCCTTAAAAGGAGAATCCGATCTTTGCAGATAGCTTCTTAAATTTTGTTTTATAGTGTCGAAATCGACATCTACTAGACTTATACTAGTATTTGACATTACCTTACCCTGTTAAGAATTAAATTGAGTGTGATAGGCTCAGTAGTATTTATTGTGGAGAAAATAACAGATACGTTGTATGCATTATCATCAGGCATAGCAGATACTATTACCTCTATAAGCTTTGCACGAGGTTCAAAGTTACTAATAGAGGTTTCAATATATTCGCGCAATAGAGACTCTGTTACAGATGATATATTTTCAAACAGTAACGCCCTTATGTTACTTCCAAAAGAAGGATTAAAGAATCTCTCACCTCTGTTTGTTTGAAGTATATTCTTAATAGATCTCTTAACCGACTCTTCGTTAACGTGCCTGATAAGATCTAGCTTATCTGGATGTATGTCGAAGTTGGTGTAGATATCAGAGTACGTTTCTCTGACACTAGTAGTTCTTACACCTAGGTTACCTGTTTGTCTAATTACTGCCATATGTTAATCCCCGATGAATACTGTGCCTGAGCCAGTCTCAATTATGTTAGTGCCAGGTGAATTAGTATCAAAGTGACTACCGGTACCATCGTCCCCAGTATCTGCCGTATCGCCAATTCTTGCAGCACCCATTGTACCGTAATTAATATTGACTGTCTTACCATTCATAACTATATCTCCAGTTACGTTAAGAGTATAGTTACCGTCAACCTGAATATTGACGTTACCTTTTATGTAAACTTCTCTGTTATTGGCAACGATCTGAAAGTCATCATCATTAACCTTGGTTATCATTCTACCATCTTGATTAATTTCAACATATGTACCGCTCTTATGGTATATGTGAAGTCTTTCTCGGCCAGCGGTATCATCAACCTCTATTACATGACCGCCTTCAGTTCTCATAACCTTATTATAAGGGTATTTAGCGGCGTAAGAGGTATCTGGTTCTGGACCTATAGTAGTTTTTTCAACCCTATTAGTCTCCCTGGCCTCATTTGAAACGTCATGATTTGCTATTTTGTTGTTTGGAATACCGGCAAGAGAACCCATAATGATCGGCATATTACCGTCATTACCATCCATAAAGAATCCGATGACCGTAGTACCTACTCTTATACCTGTTGGTGATACGCCTATTTTATCTAAGTTAGAATTGTTAACTGTATTCATAACCTGGGCCCAAGGAAGCTCATCGGTGCTGGTTTTACTCTGACTTTCAGAATGTAAGTTGTAAACTCTCACCTTTAGACGTCCTAGCATGAGTGGATCATCACGGTCTTCAACCATGCCTACAAACCATCTGAACCCCTCTTGGCCAAGGTTTAACGTTGTCATGCCCCTACTCCTACCCTGTTACAGTCAAACACTATACGATGTTTAAACTTATTCTCTTCATAAACAATCATATGTCTTAATTTAGTAATAAGATAGTTACCTGAGTATCTGTTATCATCATTTTTCTTACCCGTAGTACCGGAAGTATCTGGTAACTTTAATTCAACCATGTCACCTACCGAAATATAATTATCGCCGTATACCATACATCTGGTTACTGCCTGGTTAAATAGTTTAACAAATGCACGTCTATAGCCCAGTAAGTCTGCTATAAAATCCTCACCTCTACTACTATCCTTTGGTGCAAACATATATGTCGGTGCGCCTGATAGTGCCTGATCTACTAAACCAGATGAGTTAGGAATAGAGGAGTTACTATCGCTGTAGATAAACTTACTTGCCTGTTCAGTAATATCGAATTTAGTTTCATCAAAGGACTTGGTAAGCATGTCATACGACTTTACATTATTCTTGAAGTATCCAGATGAAAGTTTATCTATAGTGTCAAACTTACTTAATTGTTCTAATTGAATAATGTTTCTAAAGACATAAGTCTGTCTTATCTTATCAGTACCAGCTTGAGGTGCATGAGTAAATACCTTACTACCTATAGTCTCTTTACCATCCTCTATTAATTTTTCAATAGAGGTAAAGTTATATCCGTATTGGTTTTCAAAGAATACAAATACACCACCCGATGGTCTTTTAGCAATAGCTTTCTGTCTTAAGAAGTCAATGGCCTGGAACGGTGGCATTCTCGGAATAGTAATAGGTACTATACCTCTTGTATCCTCTATTAACCTACTTTTATTGGTGTTAACGTCTTGGTCTAGAATATTGTTGACTATCTTATCTACCGTCTCTTTATAACTTCTTTCGGTTAAATTAATACTGCTGGTAAAGTGCTCAGGCGAGACAGCCTTAAGAATATAAGTTGATGCTTTGTTGCTTGGATCAACCCCGGTACTTGTAACTGAGAATGTTCTTAATTTGTAAATAGTCATGTTATCACGACCGGGGGTAATGTATGATATCTCCAGATATTCTTCACCGAGTATTGGAAAATCTTTAACTAGATTAACGCCATCCTTTAAAACTATTTCGGCATATACCGATGGCTGCTCCATATCTTCAAATATGGATAATGATATTACCTGTCCGCGAATATCTTTAGTAGTTGAGTTATTATAATTGGTCATCTTCATGCCAATTATTTTTACATCACCAGGATCATATACCTTATTTCTCATACTAGTTCACTAAGTTCTCTCTCAATTTGATCAACGTATGACTTGTCGATTAGCTTAATAGATCTCTTGCTTTCATTAACTTCAGTCTCGTACGTATAAGCTGTAACCGGTTCCCAATAGATTAATTCGTCTGACGGGATTGGGGTGCTGACTGTATTAGCACCTGTGACGTTAGTAGTCGTAAACGTATAATTTTTTATTAATGCTCCTACATTGCCTGCAGTATTAGAGAACTGACCTTGTATGTTATTAATTAGTACTATATTATTAGAAGAGAATTTCACTTCCCCAGCACCTGAAAGTACGCCACTAGTTTTTTGGCTGATTAGATCACCAACTGAAAAGCTACTTGAATTTGCAACACTCAATTGAATAATTTTATTAGTATCAGCAACTCTATCAGAAGGTGATCTTACATAACTCACCACGCTGTTGTTGAACCCAGTTACCGGGCTAAAATATTTTCTGTTAGAGGATGTAAGCGCATTATATCCAGCAGTTGTCTTAACCGAGTCATCACTTCTCCAATTATCTCTCCAAAAGAGAATTTTTTCCATTGCAAGATTCTTTTGACCATATTTTTCTATAATGAAGCTATTAAACTCATTTGTAGTTAGAGGCCAGTCAAAGTATGGATCAAACACAGCATTACTCATATACACAAGCCAACTATATCTTGAGTCATCGTAATATTGATAGGCAATAGTGTCTGGTCTTTCACCTTCGACAATAGTATACGGATAAAACACCGCACCAGTCTTCTTGACTAAATCAGAAAACGTGATCTTAGTAAATATATTACGTACTGGTACACCATTGTAATTAATGATGTCAAATTGACTGAGTAGGGTATACATTAAGGATTAGGAGGAGTTTGGGTTTGTTGTTTAGTGGTGCCTGGCGACATCGCCTGGCCAACTTTACCTGTAAAGTCACCACTCAGAATATCATTTCTAGATAATGGTTCAATCTCACCAAAGTCAAGGCTTATCTCAACTTCGGCCGAATGCTGGCCTCCAAGGAAGAACACTGGTGTGCCTGATGGTGAGTAATTAACATTCATACTTTTAAGATAGCAGTTCTTAAAATAATATAGAGAATCTCTATTTGCAAACTCTATAGTACATACATCAGGAAAGTTAAATGTAAGACCACGCTTCTCTGGTAGCATTCTCAGTTTAAATTCTCTGATAATTTCTTTTATAATTCTTGATTCAGTCTCACTGTTAGGTGAAAACTTATATTTAAACGAGTGACTTCTTAACTCAACCCCAGAAAACTGTAATGCACTATAAGGGTTAAGAATAGTGCCAGTAGAGCGATCAATTGCAGCTCCTGTAGACTCACTAATAGCACCTACAACATTTCTTAGAACGGCGGCAGTATTACCTGGATCTTTAACGAGCTGGCCAGCCCTCTCACCCATCTGTCTAACGTTACCCTCAGTCATTTCTGATTGTGCTATACCTTGTAACATGCCGGTTTCTTGGAGTGCACCTAAGACCCCTAATTGCTTTTCGGCATATTGAACACCATATCGTTCGGCTAGATCAGAGGGAATAGGCAGAATAATAGATCTGGTTGGTATAATTTCGCGAGGAAATAAAGGACCGGACTGATAATAAGCTGCAAAAGTAAATTTAATAAATTTCTTTTCTGGCATATCAACCGGGTATTGAAGAGGTGCTAGACCGGCTAGCCCGTTAGCTCTAGATTGTTCGGGTGTAAAATCCGGTAACGGATTCTTATTAGACATGTTATCTAAGAATTTAGATGCAGGAGTAATACCAGAGACTTGCGCGATACTTGTTCTCAAAGAACCAGCCGCGGCCATGCCTCCTATATTCAGAGACTTGGCAATACTAGTAATAGCCCCCTGTGCACCAGCCCCTATACGATCGATAGTCTGTGAAACACCTGAGAACAAACTAGTTGATTGCTGACTGAGAGTGGTTGGGTTTGTTAGAGATTCTGGATTGGATGAGCCGTAGGGCATAAATATTCTCGTGGTTGTTATTAATCTATTTATAGAGCGTTTAGGACACAAGTAAGCTATGAGCTACAAAGGGTATTTTAAACCTAAGAATCCTGCCAAGTACAGAGGTGATCCTACGAAAATTATTTATAGGAGTTCTTGGGAGCTAAAATTAATGCTTTATCTGGATACCCATCCGGAGATAATAGAGTGGGCCAGTGAGGAGTTCTTTATACCTTATCGTTCCCCGATAGATAACAAAATGCATCGCTATTTTCCAGATTTTAAGGTTAAGAAGATGCTACCTAACAATCAATCTGAAACCATAGTGATTGAGATAAAGCCAAGAAGCCAGTCTATTCCACCTACTATGAAGTCTAAGCCAACAAAAAGATATCTCAGGGAAGTAATGACTTATGGTATAAATGAGGCAAAGTGGAAAGCTGCAAACGAATATTGTAAAGACCGTAAATGGAAGTTTATGGTAATGACTGAAAAAGAATTAGGAATCAAATGACCCCAGTATTTGGAAACTTATTGCAAAAGGCAATGGTAAGTAATAGAGTAGATGCCAATACAGTGGAGGCTAGGGATTGGCTTAGAGATAAGGCACTTGCTATGAGAAACGTAGATCCTGCAAGTGCAATTCAAAAGAGCCTGGTTGAATCAAGGCGCAGTACGGTTAGAGTAGGTCAGATGTTTTTATTTGCATATGATGCAAAGCACAAAGATACATTACCATACTACGATCGTTACCCTCTCATCTTTCCGTTTAAAAAAGTAAATGATGGATTTTTAGGTATCAATATGCACTATCTGCCCCCGGTATTTCGTGCACGTTTAATGGATGCCCTGTATGATACACTCAATAATAGTATGATGGATGATACCACTAAGCTAAAGATTACATATAATATTCTAAGTAGTTCATCTAAATTTAAGTACTTTCAGCCATGTATTAAGCGCTATCTAAATAGTCAGATCGACTCTAGACTGATTTACATAGATCCCAAGGAATGGGATTTTGCATTGTTTCTACCATTGCAAAGATTTAAAGGCGCAAGCACATCTACGGTCTATAAAGATTCAAGAAGAAAAATAAGCAAAGGCAGATAATGGCTAACATTAGCGAATTTATTGCAAAAGGTCAGAACGTAGTAGGTACTGTAAATGCAGTTAGAGATTTCCTACCAGAGTCAGTTAGAAATAATTTAGACACATTTCTAAACGGCACTAGACCCCAGGGCAGTGATAGGAAAGGTCTTAACAAAATAAGATCTACAATCGACGGGGTTAATGGCTTACAGCGTAACAGTCAGTTCTATGTAACGATTCCGGCACCTATGTGCATGACTGGAGATCAAACTCCCTCCCTACTTCCCTTCCTAACCGAATCAGCCGCACTACCGGGTGTGATGCTTGCTACCACCTCTGTTAAGAGATACGGTATTGGTGTAGAGGAAAAGAAACCATACCTACCTACCTTTGTAGATGTTAATATGACATTCTTTGGTGATGGTAGTGGATATGTACATCAGTTCTTTGGCAACTGGATAAACAATATAGTAATATACGATAGACGTGCTACCCTTCCTAATGCATTCGAAGTTAGATACAAACACGACTATGCAGTAGACATTACCATTACTACTCTAGATGAGACTGGTCAAAAGGTAATCGAAGTAGTTCTAATGGGAGCATATCCTATATTTTTAGGTGATGTGTCTCTGTCCTGGGCCGATACGGATTCATTTGCTAAAATTCCAGTTGGGTTTACTTACACTAACTGGAAGAAGAACATTGTAGATATAAACCAACCTATAGCCCAGGGTGGTGGTGTTGGTGCTCTACAAAGAATTATGGGTATTGCTTCTGCAGTACAAGTACTAAGTACCATCCGTAAACCCCAGGGTGTTGCGGATACAATTAATGTAATCAACAACAGTAAGTTGGCTGTTGGAGGACTACTAAGAGGATTTTTATAACAAGGAGTTATTATGGCGTTACCTAAGATTGGTTATCCAACTTTTGAATTGATTTTACCCTCAACAAAAGAAACCGTAAAGTATAGACCGTTTTTGGTCAAAGAAGA